GGCCTGGTGCACGCCGGCCGTGGCGCGGCCCTGCGTCGGTGCGCGCCGCCCCGGCTGGCCGCGATCCAGTGAGCGCGCTCTCGGAGCTGCGACTGCTGGCCGAGTCGGCTCCGTCTCGCCACCTCCCGTGGCTGCCGCTCCAGATGGAGTTCTTGGACGACCCGGCCACGATCAAGCTAATCCGGGCGGGCAACCAGTATTTTGGCAAGACGGCGGCACTGTGTGAGGAGATGCGCCGCCGACTCGAGGGGTGCCACCCAGATCCGGCCATGCACTACCCGCGACGTATGCTCTGCATCTCTCCGAGCGCCCCACAGTCTGTATCGATTCAGAGAAAGCTCTGGGAGGTCCTCGATAAATCGCTGCTTGATCCGCGCACGCAGTTTGATCCCGTCATCGGCTTTCGTGGCCGGCACCCAGCGGTAAGGATGCAAGACGGATCTGTGCTGTTGTTCAAGTCGGGTCGCGCTGGCGCTATCTCCTTCGCCGGTGAGACCGTCGATGACGTGTTTATCGACGAGCCAACCACGCTGCGCGTGTACCTGGAGGCGACGCGGCGTGTTGCGATCCGAGGTGGTTACGTCATCATGGGTATGACCCCAATCAATGCAAGCGAGCCGCTGACGTGGTGCAAGGACCTCGTACACGAGGGCATTATCTCGGAGCATCATGCAACGCTGACGCCAGATCAGATGGTACCTGTCGGGCACGATGAGCCACGCCGGACGGCGCAGGGGCACGTCATCGACGCCGAGTACATCGAGCGCGAGCGGAGGTCGATGCCGGGCCACGAGGCGGCGATCATCCTCGACGGGGAGTGGGAGACGCCCATCGAGGGCCGGGTATTCGTCGCGTTCGACTCGCGGCCCGGCGGGCAGCACGTGGTGGAGCAACTTCCCGAGGGTATCAGCTTCGAATCGATCTTTATCGGTATCGACCACGGCGAGCGGGATCACAAGCAATGCGCGGTCCTGGTGGGTGTCGTCGGGGGTGGGGAGTATCCGCAGGTGTGGGTGCTGGACGAGTACAGCGGGCAGGGCCTGACCACGCCGGAGGACGACGCAGAGGGGATCCTGGCGATGCTCGGGCGGTGGGGGTGGGGGTGGGATGATCTGACGCAGGCGACGGGGGACAAGCCGCACGACGTGAGGAGGATCACGGCCTCGGTCGCGCGCAAAAGCAACGCCGATCTGGCCGTGGCGATCAGCCGCCGCCTCAATCGGCCTGGCGGGGCCTGCAGGATCCGCCAGGCCAAGACCGGCCGGGGTAGCGGCCGGGGCAGCGTGGACCGCGGGGTCCGCTGGCTCCACACGCTGATGCTGCGGCCGGACTGTTTCCGGGTACACGTCCAGGCCCAGGCAACGATCGAGGCGCTGACGCGCTGGGACTACAGCGACGACGCGCACAAAGACCGGATCGACGCCCTGCGGTACGCGTTGTGGTCGATCTCGATGCGCAGTCCGCGTATCATGGCACGCAGTCCGACGCTGCGATACCGATAGGACCACGGAGCACCGATGCACGTACCAGCGAGGATGGCGCAGACGGATCACGCCACGCGGCAGCGCCAGGAGCACCAGGCGCTGCGGTGGCGGATGCTGTACGGCTGCTGGTCCGAGGACCTGCGGCGCGAGCTCCAGACGCAGCTGGGCTCGGAGCGTGCGGCGGGTCAGGGGTCGCCGGACACGAGCTCGTCGCTGCTGATGACGGCGGCGCAGGCGGTGGCGACGCTGTACGACGGGCCGCCCCAGGTCCACCACGCGCAGCCGGCGGTGGCGGCGGTGGTGCAGGATCTGCTCGACGATGCGGGATGGCAGTCGGTGGGCCAGCGGCTCCAGCGGGACACCATCGCGATCCGCGACCACCTGCTCTACGTGCGCCGGTCGGGGCCTCGGATCGTCCTGCGGTCGGTGCCGCCCCACGAGGTGGAGGAGGTCGCAGATCTGACCGACCCCGAGCGGCCGGTGATGATCGCGTGGTGGCAGCTCCGCGACGACCGGTGGACGCGTGAGATCTGGGACATCCGGCCTGGCCGGGAGCGCTACGTGGTCGAGGACGACCGGGGTGCAGATCTGTCGGCGGTCTACATCCGCTCTGCGGACGGCTCGCCAGCGCCGGCCGGTGGCTACCGAGGCGACGCCTACCCCTACCGGCTGCCGTCTGGCGAGGCATACCTCCCGTGGGTGCACTACCGCGCGGCGCGGGCTGGGCAGTGGGACTACATGACGGCCTCGGAGGCGGTGTGGGCGACGCTGCGGATGGGCGTGTACTGGACGATGTGGGGCCACCTGCTGTCGGATGCGTCCTGGGCGCAGCGGTACCTGATCGGCGGCGAGGTGGTGGGGCAGATGTCGGTCGGCGACGGGCCGGAGGCGCGTACCGTCGTCGTCGCAGATCCGGCGGTCCTGCTGCGGATCGTGCGGTATGAGGGCGGCGGGGAGATGGACGCCTCGCCGACGATCCACCAGGACGAGGCGCCCGGCGATCCGCTGACGGTCGGGCAGGCGATCACCGCCTACGAGCGTCGGATCGTGGCGTCCCTCGGGCTCAATCCGGCGGACGTGGGCCGCATCGATGGCGATCCGCGCAGCGGGTACGCGCTGGCGGTGACGCGGGACGGCCAGCGTGAGGCGCAGCGGCGGTATGAGCCGATTTTTCGGCGCTGGGATGCCCATCTGGCCGGCGTGGTGGGCGCCCTGATGGGGCTGCCGTCGTCGGGGTATCGGATCAGCTACCAGTCGATCCCGCCTGCGATCGGCGAGCTGCTCCAGCTCCAGGCGTACGTGGACCGTGAGATCGCCGCTGGCCGCATGACGCGGGCGGGGGCCTACCGGATGATGCATCCTGGGCTGTCGGAGGCGGACGCCATCGCGGCGCTCGACGCGATCAGCACAGCAGAGGGGAGAGCAGATGGAGACCGAGACCCAGGGGACCGAGGCCGCGCCGCCGGCAGCGACGACGACGACGGGGAGTGAGCAGGGGATCCCCCCCGCCCGTCTCGCCGAGGTCTCGCGCGACCGCGATGCCGCTCGCGAGCAGGCGGCCCAGGCGCAGGCTGCGCTGGCCGAGGCGCGGGCGCAGGCCGAGCAGTACCAGGCGGCGCGGGATGCGCTGGCCGTCGATCTGACGATGGCCGAGCGCGGCCTCACGTCTGCCGAGGCGCGCACGGTGGCGCGCGCGCTGCACCAGGCGCTGCCCGAGGCCGACCGGCCGGACCTGGCGGCGTGGGTGCAGTCCCTGACGCCCGACGCCGCCCCGCTGGGCCTGCGGGCCTACATGGCGCCTGCGATGACCCCGGCCGCCGCCACGACCACCCCGGCGGGGCCTGCTGCTCCACCTGCCGCGACCGAGGGCCGCAGCCCCGCCAGCGACCCACCGAGCCGCGTCCAGGCCCTGCGCGCCGCCGAGCAGCGCATGGCGAGTGCGATCAGGGGCGGCACGGCCGACGAGCGCACGGCCGCCCGCGCCGAGCTCGAGCGCGCGCTGTCGGCGGTCACCGGGCGGTAGCCCTTGCATTGCTGCGAGTGGTGCGGTAGGGATGTCGCAGAGGTCCATCGTCTCGGGCACGACACGCCCGCCCCTACGCGCGAGCGCCCACGATACGGGTGGGGGGACCGGGACAGTACACCATCCCGACCCGATGAGGTGACCCGTGGCGAATGAGATCCTGACGTCCAACCTTGAGCGCGTGGACTCGATCCTGTCGAGTACCCGCCTGCTCCTGCTTGCCGACCGCGCCATCATGGGCGCCCACCCCGCGATCTTGGAGGCCGGCGACGTCGCCGGTACCGGATCCAACGTGATCAAGGTCCGGCGCCTGGGCCTGGACGGCTACAACGCGCTCGCGTCGGCGACCGAGATCCAGGACCTGACGAACATTGCATTCGTCGATGCCAGCACCAACGTGACCGTCGGCCGGTACTCCGTCAGTCACGACGCGAGCACGATCAGCATGGGTACTGACCCGGAGCTGGACTGGGCCAGGTTCGCGCAGTCGTTGCTCACCGACGCGCTGACCTACGAGACCACGCTGGCGGCGGCGCTGGCGACCGGATTCAGCGACTCTCTGGGTACCGACGCGACCGAGATGTCACTGACCACCCTGCTCACCGCGACCTCGACGCTGGAGGCCGCCAACGTCCCGGGGCCGTACCTTTTCGTCGGTCACTCGGCCCACATCCGTGGTCTGCGCCTGGAGCAGCTGCTGGGCGTGGCCGGCCAGATGCAGTACCAGCCGCCGGCTGGCGTGCAGGTCGGTACCGGATACAAGGGCCGCGTCCCCGTCATTGACGTGGACGTTTTCCAGACCAATCGCTCGCCTTCCTCCGGATCCGGGTACGCGGGTATGCTCGTCGGTCAGGGCGCTATCGCCCGCGCGCACATGACGCCTCCCGTCAGCGATCCGAGCCGTCAGCGCGCGATGGGCAACATCCTGATCGAGTACGGCCGCGACCCCGGCGCCACGATCGATCAGTACCACGCCCACCTGTACGTCGGCTTCGTCGAGAACGACGATGCGCGCGGTGTGCAGATCATCTGCAAGGCCTGATAGGAGTACCGATGACCAAGCCGCGCACCCAGCCCAAGCGTACCGTGGAGCCCACGGCGAACGCTGCATACGTCGAGACTGCCCAGACGAGCCGCACCAGCGCTCCGAAGGGCAGCCACCCGCGCTTTTATCTTGCATCTATGCAAGATGCGTGGGAGGTGTCCAGCGGCAAGATCGTGCCGGCGCTGATGCGGTACGTGGTGCGAGACGGGCTGAACGGCACGCAGGCCGTGCAGAATGGCGGCGGCAAGGTCGTAGGTGTGGACGCGACGGTACTGAAGCTCAACTTGTCGGGCAAGGGGAAGACGATCATCCCGCACGACATCGACGGTCCGGGCACGTCGTACATGGTGTGCCCCTACCCTGGTCACTACGTGGACCGCTGGACCACGCTGTACGGCGGGACAGATCGGACCACCTACGACCGTGCGGGGTACGACGCCTGGCGCGCTGGGCTGGTCGATGACGGCCACATCCCGGCGCCTCGCCTGCCTGCGCTGGAGCGCCTGCGTGGTCGTCTCCAGATGGAGCGCGACGCGGCGGCGCGGGCCGCCGCCAAGTTTGGCTCGGTCGTGACCGAGACCGAGGCACACGCCGAGGTCAAGCGCGTCGAGGCGGCCCTGGTCGTGGTCGATGCTGCGATCCGCCAGTGCTCGGATCTGGGCGCTCCGATCACCGGCGGCACGGCCGAGGTGATGGCATGAGCGAGCGCGACCCCAGGGAGCATCGATCGCCGACGGACACGCGCCGCGTGACCGAGGATCGGCTGGCCCGCATGGGCATCACAGATCGCGCGGAGCGCCGTCGGATCGCCGACGACGTGGCGCGCGGCACGCACGAACAGCTCGACCGGAGGCGATGATGGATCCCCAGGCCCGCATCCTGCACACGTCCCTGCACCAGGTCAGCGCGACCCTGGTGGGCACCACCACCCTGCTGGCTCCGTCCGGCGTGGCCGCCAATGCGTCGCAGGTGGTCGTCTCGGACGAGCTGCTCGCCCTCGACCCTGGCGGGGCCGCGCGCGTCGTCAATCTCCCGCCGGTCACCGGCCTGCGCGGCGCCCGCCTGATGGTCGTCAATGTCGCGGACGCGGCCGAGGACCTGTACCTCGTGGACGATGTGCTGTCGGCCACGCTGGTCACGGTGTCGCAGTCCGAGACGGGGATCGTCATTGCGGGTGACACCCGGTGGTACAACGCGGGCCTGGCCAAGGCCACCTGATGAGCACCACGACCGACATCATCCCGGCGGCGCGCTGGGATCTGCCGGTCGAGCTCCTGGAGCGCGGGTCCAGCCTGACGCTGCGCCTGCGCCTGTACCGGGGTGGCGAGGCTGCCCCGCCGAGCGTGGCGACGGTGAGCGTGTACGACTCGGGCGACACGGCCCTCGTGGACGAGGCGGCGGCGTCCATCGCGGACGGCGTGGCCTCTGTGGTGACGGCTGCGATCACCGCGACCACGCCGCTCGGGACGGGCTACCGCGTGGTGTGGACGGCTGACGGTCGTACCTACGACATCCCGGCGTACGTGGTGCGTCGGATCCTCTACCCGACGGTGACGGACCTCGACGTGCGCCGCCGGTGGTCCTACCTGGACTCGGGCACGCCGGCGACGCTGACGCGGGCCTCGACGTGGCAGGACCTGATCGACGATGCGTGGCTGACGATCCAGCACCGCCTGATCGAGACGGGCCGGCTGCCGTGGCTGGTGCTGTCGCCGAGCTCGCTGCGTGAGCCGCACCTGCTGCTGGCGGGCGCCCGCATCCACGACGTGCTGGCAGCGCGCGGCAATCCCACCATGCGCGACCGGGCCTCCCAGCTCCACGCGCAGTACGAGGCGGCGTGGGCGCGGGTGTCGATGCGCTACGACGACGACGACGACGGGCGGGAGGATCGGACCGCCTCCGCAGGCACGAGCCTGTGGCTCGGCGGGGCCTATGACTGGAGCCGGCCATGACCTCGGCGCGCGGCGTGGGGCAGGTGGTCGAGCTGCTGGAGCAGCGCGCGACGGCCGATGGTGAGTGGTCGCTGGCGCCCTGGGCCGGGGCCCTCTACGCCGAGATGGAGGACGGGTCGGTGTCGCCCTACAGCGACCGGGCGATCTCCGTCGAGGCAGCATCGAGCGCGTGGGCGACGCAGGAGCGGGGGGAGGTCCTGCGCCGGGCGACCGGCACGCTGCACACCTCGACGGTGTGCCAGGTCCGCTGGCTGTGGGCTGTGCCCACCGATGACGGCTCGCACCCCTACCGCGTCGCCCTGGACGCCGAGGCGGGACTGATCCGGCGACTGATCACCACGGACGGATCTCCGATCCGCGTGCTGGTCGAGAGCGCGACGCGGCAGATTGCCCAGGAGGGCTGGGTCATGGGGACGATCCGCCTCACCGCCACCCACCACATGCCAATTTGAAGGAGTACCCATGCCCACCGGTAGTACCATCAAGCAGTCGCACGACTGTACCATCGTCATCACCGACGGCGCGGCGCTGACCTACACGCCGTCTCTGTGGGACGGGCAGGTCACGATCTCCAACCTCGCGCGCAAGCAACGCGCGGTCAACGAGTACCAGACCAGGGGCAAGTTCAAGGGGCTCCGGCATGGCGACCGCGTCTACCCCACCTTCACGCTAACCATCCGGCTCGCCAACTACGCGGGGGCGGTGGACGTCGATGGCAGTACCGAGACGGCCACGCCGGGCGAGGTCTTCAGCCGTCTCGGGGCCTGGTCCGGGGCGACCAGTACTCTCGGGACCAACCTGGGCGGGGCTGACGTGCACACGGTGGACGTGACGATCCAGATCGAGGGCACTGCGATCGGCGACGCTGCGGATCACACGATCACGATGGAGCAGGTCTACGGGATCCCCCAGGTGCAGCACGCGCCTGACGGCTCGACGTGGACCATCGAGTGCACCTGCTACGGCGGGATCACCGGCGACGTGTCGCTGCTGGAGGCGTGATGGTGATCGTGATCAAGGGGTCCGAGTACTCGCTCACTGACCCGTCGTCGCCGTCGCTGGCGTCGGAGGTGCTGGATCTGTGGGCGACGCATCGTGCGCGCAGCGCGGGCGCTGCGATCGGATCCTGCTGCCCCCGGCTGTCGCGCCAGTGCGGCGCGGGGTCTGGCCCCGCCGACATGAGGTACGACCTGTGCGCGTACGGCGGTCGGATCTACGATGCGCTGATCGCAGATCGCGTGCCGGCCTCGGAGGTGATGGAGGCGGCGCGGATCTGCATCGAGATGCTCGCGGCGTCCTACCCGACCGAGCCCGAGGTCGCGGCCGACGCGGATTTCTCCGACGCCACCCCCTAGATATGGAGGTGGCACGCATCGAGTGCGAGTACCGACAGCCACCGGGCTGGTGGGGTACACTGACCCATGCCCAGCAGGTGCGGATCCTAGCCCTGCGTCGCGTGGAGGCGTCGTGAGCACGGTCAGCCACTCGGTAGAGCGCATCCTGCTTGACGGCCTCTCGGAGGCGTCGGCCCAGATCGTGCGCGAGGTGGAGGCCGAGACGACCTCGATCTACGACCACGCGGTGCGCTACTGGCCGGTGCGCACGGGTCGCTCGAGGGCGTCGCTCGGGATGCAGGTGGAGATCGACGGCGAGGGCGTACACGGCCGGGTGCGCGCGGCGCGTGAGTCAGCGCGGTACATCCAGTCGGCGCAGATCGCGATCGGGCTGCCGGACGAGCGCCGGCAGCGGATGATGCATCGATCGGCGCGCAATGCCGAGCAGCACCGCATGGTCGCCACGGTGCGAGGCGCCGGGCCCGACCTGCTGGCCTACTACTCCGGCGAGGCCGGAGTCAAGACCGGCTCCAAAGCGGCCCGCTCCGGCTCGGCGATGTGGCTGCTGCTGCGGTGGCCGGAGGCGGCGGCAGGCCGGCGGCTGACCGAGTCCCTCGGCCCGCTCATCGAGGCCCAGATGCAGAGCGAGGTGCCCTGATGGCGGTCGATATCGAGCTGTCCGTGAGGACCGACGCGCTGCGCCGCGACCTCCAGCAGGCCGGGCGTCTGACCGATCGGCAGATCCGCCAGACCGTGACCAGGTATGAGCGAGGGTGGAAGCAGACCGAAAAGGCCGCTCGAAGGGCAGCAATAGAGTCGCAGCGCGCCTGGGACCGTGCGATGGATCATGTAGGCGGGCGATTCGCGTCTCTTGGCCGCGAGATCGAAGGCCTCGTGGGCGCCGGTCGCCTGGGCATGGTGGCTGCGGGGGCGACGGCAGCGGCCGGCACGCTGGTAGCCCTCGGGGTGGGCGCCTACCAGGCGGTAGACGGCATGTCTCGCTACGTGGACGAGATCAGCCTGATGTCCGAGTCCACGGGCCTCGCGTCGGAGACGGTACTTGCGCTGCGTCATGCTCTTGCATCCGGCGGCACAAGCATCGATCGCGTACAGGGCGGCCTCGCCGAGTTCACGAAGCGTCTTGGCGATGCTGCTGCGAAAGGCGGGGAGTCGGCTGCGGTATTCAAGCGGTACGGGATCGCGATCACGAGCGCCGACGGATCGCTGCGCAGTGCTGACGACGTGATGCGAGACGCCCTGGTGCGGATCGACGCGATCGGATCGGAGACCGAGCGCGCATCGGCGCGGCTGGTGATCTTCGGCGCCGAGGCCGGTCGGGCCATGGCGGCGCTGTCTCCGGAGTCGCTCGCTGCGTCGGAGCGCGAGACGGCGGGCCTCGCCGAGGCCGTAGACCGCGCGGCCGGCGCGTCGGCGGCCTGGGATAGGACCATGGCCGACGTCGATGTGAGCCTGTCGAAAGTGACGGTCCATCTTGGCGATTCGCTGCAGCCGGCCTTGTCGGGTCTGGTGAGCCTGATCGGAGACCCGGACAAGCCGGGTACCCTGCTGGGCGGGATGGCCGAGTGGGCAGCGCTGCATCCTGTGATCGCTGTCGCCTTCGGCTCTGACGAGACGCGGCAAGGTTGGATCGACTGGATCACGGGCACAAACGCCGCTCTTGCTACGTCGGTCGCGCGGACGAGGGAGCTGCGTGCGCAGTACGAGGCGCTGCGCCAGGCCCAGACGGTGATGGAGCCGGTGTCGGCCCAGCCCAGCCTGTCGGAGTGGAGTATTGCCACCGGCGACGTGCCGGAGGCAGGGGCCGGAGTCACGCTGACGGGCGCTGGGCCAGTCATCCCAGCGGCGCCGGCGCCGACCTCGCGGACGGGGGCGTCACCTCGGCCGCGCTCGTCTCGCCCACCCGTGTCCCCATTCGGCGGGGCCATCGACCTCTCCAGCGAGTACGGCGAGGAGGAGGCAGACCGCCAGCGCACGCGGGCACAGGGCGCGCAGATGCTGGCCCAGATGCAGATCGACGCCATCGCCGAGGTCGCGGCAGCGCAGGAGGCGCAGCGGCTGCGGGAGGAGGAGGAGATCGAGCGCCTGGGCCGACTGCGCACCGCGCGTGAGGCCCTGGCGACCACGGTGGTGTCGTCGATCTCCCGCATCGTGCAGGCCAGCGGCGCCGGCGCCCAGGCCACCGCCAGCGCAGCACTGATCGAGACCGTCGCCTACCAGGCTGTGGCCGTCGCGCGAGCATTCGCCGAGGGCGGGCCTTTCGCTGGCCCGATCGCGGCAGCGGCTGCGATCGGCACGATCGGAGCGCAGATCGCCCAGCTCGCCGCTGCCTCTGGACAGGGCGCACCGGGCGGTGGCGGCGGGCGAGCCGGCGGGCGAGGTCGGCAGACCTCGCTCGGGCAGCGGTCGCGTGGTGAGGTGGCGCCGGTATCGCTGACCATGCAGTACGAGCACCGAGGATTCAGCGCATTCTTCGACGATCATGAGCGCAGCCGAGGTCGGCGGCGTGGACCACGCGCACAGCGCGCGTACGCGGGACGATGATGACGACGACTCGAGCACTGATCCTCCCTGATCCCGGCGTGGCCGTGTGGGACGACGAGAGCGCGATCACCCAGGCCGGGCCACGGGCGGGCGTGCCGGAGTCGTCGCAGGTCGGCTCGATGGTGCTCGGCGCGTCGGGCACACAGGACGCGGGCACGTCGGTCACGATCCGCACCCAGCAGGGTGGCCACCCACTCCGTGGCGGGGCGTCATACATCTGGCGCCGCACGGGGGACACCGATGCACAGTGGCGCGGGTGGGACCCGCCGACGTCGCTGTCGGGATGGGAGGCCGCCACCTGGACGGACGGCAGCGGCACGCCCGAGTGGACCCGGTACCCAGACCTCGCCGAGGTCAATGGCACGCTCCTCTGCGTCGTCGCCTACCGCGACTCCAGCGCGCCTGACGAGTACGGCGTACGGGTGTACCGTCGCGCGTCTGGCGCGTCACAGTGGGTGGACGTGCCGGTATGGGGGCAGGCCGCAGCGCCCACGGTGCCTGCGCGCTCTGCGCTGATGGTGCTCCCATCGGGTCGTGTCCACCTCTACAGCATCATCGAGGCGCTCGGTGTGCGCAGCGTGGTGCTCTACTACTCCGACGACGACGGCGCGACATGGGCGTATGGCGGGGACGTCCTCGACTTCCCGTTGCCGCCTAGCCCGACATTCCGCTCAATCCGAGTATGCTACTCGCGAGGTCAGGCGCTGATGGTGGTCAACGAGCAGTGGGCCTCCGGAGACGCCATCGGGCGCGTCACTACCTACGCCAGCGACGATATGGGTGTCCGATTCGCGAGAGTCCAGTCGTCCTATTTCGGCGATATCACCTCCGGATCTCCACCCTACACGGGCCTCTACCTGGACGTGGTGGCGGGTGACGCCGGCATTGTGCTGGCCGGGCTGGTGTCGGACTCGACGGTGCCGACAGACGATATCCAGGCCACCGTGCTGGGGGATGCGTACTCCCCGATGCCAGCGTTTGACCAATGGATCCGGATCAACGACACGACACGGTATTTCGTCGCGCAGGCTGGCGTGGCCCTGGCGACGACCGATGACGGCGCGATGTGTCTGTACTGGGTGGACGCTGACGCAGCGTCGCCGGGCAGTGTGATCGGCCGATGGTCTGTGTCGTGGGACTCGGGGCTGACGTGGACATCACCGCAGGATGCGGACTACATCGAGTCCTCGTGGTGGGACACGACGACCCCCGACTACCCGGCCGCGCTGACCGCGCATGCGTACCAGGGCCGCATGGCCGTGGTCGGAAACTGGGTCGCGACCTCTGGAAACGAGGATGACAGCGTCGGGATCTGGTGGCTAGGCGGGTACACGTCGGTCGTCCAGGCCCCACTGTACCGCACCACCGACTGGCGGACCCGTGGACAGTGGGAGCACACCTGGTGCCCGATCGAGCTGCCGGGTGACATGGGCTGGACTGCGGCGGGCGCGGGGACCCAGGCCCTGGCCACGCCGGGTCATGTGGCGGTCAGCTGCACGCCCGCGCAGACGCGGAGCTACACGCGCTCGCCGAGTGCCACGCCAGACGACGGCCTGCAGGCGCGGGTGGTGGTGCGGCCGACGGATGGTGGATCTGTGCTGTCGGACCGGATCGCGATCCGCCTGCGCGTGGCGGACGGCGCGGCGTCGTACGACATCTCGGTGAGGATGGATACCGCGCAGGTGCAGGTCTACGACCATGTGGCCGCCGCAAATGTAGGCAGCGCGGCTGCGATCGGCAGCCTGTCCACGCTGGGTGGCGAGATCCTGATCGGCCTCGCGGAGGGCGCCTGTCAGGTGTGGGCGCGGACGTACGCGCGGGCCGACTCGGATCGCCTGTACACCCTGATCGCCTCCTCGACCACGCTGGCCGATGGCGGCGCCGCCACGTCCACGATCACATGGGGCTCGCTGGTGACCGATGCAGCGGGCGCCGACTCGGAGTGGATCGAGGTCCACTACGCCAGCGGCGGCTACATCGGCGCGCAGCAGTGGGCCACGACGTCCTACCCTGCAGATCTGGCCGGCCGGGACTACGGCGACGGGACGTACACCGACGCGGGGATGTCGCTGATCGCCCGCGATGGCCCAACCTGGCGGGGCGAGGAGTGGGTGGTGGCCGCGAGGTATGAGTACGGCATCACGCGCGCGCTGACGGTGCCCAGCCCCCGCGCTGGCTGGCGCTCGACGTCCACGGGTGCCCAGGTCCTCGCGATCCGGCTCGACGAGCTCGGCGCCACGCAGCCCGAGTCACCGTACCTCGGGATCGTGCTCCGGCGCTCGACGCTGACCCGCGTGCTCGTGGAGACGCATGATGGCAGCTCGTGGTCGTCGGTGGGCACCGCAGTGCTGGGGTGGACTGGGCTCGGCTACACGCGCACCGGCCGGTCGGTGGTGCCCAGCGGTGCCGCGGGCATCTGGCTGGACTACGGCGAGGCCGCAGGTGCGTCGCTGGCGCTGTCGTCCAGCGTGGCGCGGCGCGTCACCACGCACGCCGAGGGCCGCTGGGATGCGTCCTACGACCTGCGGCCGGTGCTCTCCCTGGCCGATGTGGACCCGGCAGATCCGGCCAGCGGGACCGCGACCCTGACCCCTGACACCGTGGTCCTGCTGGTGCGGATCCGATCTGGCATCCAGGGCGTGCGCCTCACCCAGGCGGCGCCGGATGCATCCAATCCACCGCCACCTGACGGCTACTGGCAGGTGGGCACTGTGATGGTCGGGTGGGTGCGCCTGCTCGATGACCCGGACTGGGGCACGTCCGAGTCCACCGAGGCCGATGTGGAGATCGACGAGGCGCGCGACCGCTCGATCCGGACCCGCGTGGCCGGTCCGACGCGGCGGATCCGCTCCGTCCAGTGGGCGGTGCCGTCGGACCTGACCGAGCACCGACATGGCCGACCGACGGGCAGGCTCTCGATCGGCGCTGCACCCACGGCGGCTGCGTACGGGGTGCCGATCTCCATCCCGGCGATCATCGACCGCCTGTCCGGGGGCCACACCCCGATCGCCTACCTGCCGAGCCTGCCGAGTGAGATCGGCGAGCTCCACATCCTACGGCGCCGCCACCAGATCCTGTACGGCCGGGCGTCGGATGTGGTCACGCAGACCATGGTGCTCGGCGAGGAGGGTGTGGACGAGATGGCGACGATCGGCGAGATGACGATCACCGAGGAGGTGTAGGGTGTCGGTCATCACTCCAGCGCTCGCGCGGCAGGGCGTGCGGTGGCTGCTCCAGATCCGCCACCAGGGGCAGGTGTACCGCTGGACCTCCGACGGCCTGCCTGTCGCGAGCCGCAGCGGGGACCTCGCCACCACGGGGGGCATGGACGCGCTCGAGGTCAGAGAGACGCTGCCCGTCGTCGGCGGTGTCGCCGATCGACGCTCCGTGTCCGTCACGATCCAGTGGCCGACGGACGTAGCGGCCGAGGCGGCGCAGGGGTCGGACCTGACCACCGGGACGGGGGAGATCTACCTCCTGGCGGGGCCGCAGCAGGTCGAGGATGCGCGCCTCGTCGTCGCGGGCCCGCTGTCGCAGCCGGTGTACGGCGGCGTAGGCGAGCCGGTGCGGCTCACGATCGCAGGCGAGCCCTACGACGACGCGGCGCAGATCCCCGAGGCCAGCGCGCGGATCTCCCTCGACACCTGGCCCGATGCCACCGAGGCCGCGCTCGGCCGGTGGTACCCGCTGGTCTGGGGGCGCCCCGGCGTGGCGGACGATGCGGGTGTCATCGAGGGCAGCCCCGCCTACGCCGTCGAGCACACAGGCGCAGCGGCCGATCGACTCCTGATCGCAGGCCACGCCGTGACCGCGACGTCGGTGCAGGTCGTGTACGACGCGGGCGGCGGCACGCTGGCGACGCTCTCACGTCCCGTCGAGGAGGTGGCGGACGGCCTGGGCCGCACCGTCGCCACGGTAGACGTGTCCGGAGCATCCGCAGCACTGCGCGCGGCGAGCGCGTGGACGATCCGATGGGTGGGATCTGGCGGGCTGACCAGCCCCTACCAGACCGGGCGCACGGTCTCGACCCTCGGGGAGATCGCCCGCTACCTCGCCGAGCAGTCCACCATCCCGCAGGACCGCGCAGCGTGGGCCGTCGTCATGGAGCGATACCCCTGGTCGTCGTCGGGCTGGCTGTCGGAGCCGGCCTCGCCGATGGACGTGCTGCGGGACCAGATCCTGCCCGTGCTGCCGGTCGCCATGGGCTGGTCGAGCAGCGGGATGCGGCCAATCCCCTACCGGTACGACGCGGGGCAGCTCGACCACATCGACACGCTGCGGGCAGGTGAGGACTGCTCGCGGACCGGCGGCGTCACCTACGAGCGGCAGCCCGAGGATATCGCGCAGCAGATCCGCGTCGGCTACGGCGGCGACTCGAGCCGCCGATGGGTCGTCCTGGAGGCCGACGGCTGGCGAGGTGGGGAGTCCACGTCCTCGGTCTGGTCGCGGGCCGCCCGGCAGCGGTGGCGTGCCGGTCCGACCCGCACGCGCGAGGTCCTGTCGCCTGCGATCTGGCGCCGATCCACGGCCGCTCTGGTCGCCCTCTGGCAGGCCCGAGTCCACGGCGCCAGCCCGAGGACCGTCATGTACTCGTGCGGCCCGGAGCGCGCCTGGATCGACCTCGGAGACGTCGTGCGCCTGACCGATCTGGAGATCGGCGAGACCGACACCCTGGCCCTGGTCATCGCCCGCACCATCCAGATCTCCGGCGCGGTCGATCTCGACCTGATGATCCTACCCGGATGGGACGTGCGACTGCGAGGCGAGCCCGCCGGGGCGTCGCCCGATACCCCGGTCTACATCGGGTCGTGACAGATCGTGACGACTACCTCCGTCCGGCGAGGCGTACCTACTGCGGAGGTGAGATGTGCGATACCTGATGATCCTGACCCTGACCCTGACCCAGGCCGCGTGTGGCCCCACCGTCGCACCCGTCGAGTGCGCTCCGATCCTGGTGTGTGACACCATGGTGGACGTGGCTGGCTGCCGGTATTTCTACGATCTGGCCGTCGTGGACTACATCCACGACGGAAATCACGGAATCAACCCGGACAGCCTGGAGGCTGTGACCGGCTACGCGCAGGGCCTCGCCGACTCGGAGGAGGGCACCGCGTGCCTGTCGTGGCAGCACCCCATGCCCTAGCGTGACACCGGCCGGCACCTGCGCTAGGATGCCTCATCCCTCGGAGGTACCATGGCCACACAGTCCGGCGTCACCCTGCGTGTCCAGGTGGAGGGCGCGTCGTTGTCGGCCTCCGCCGGGATCAACGGTGCGATCTCATTGATCGCGCGCACCATCACCAAGCAGTGGGCCCAGGGTACCACCGCAAACGCGGTGGACAAGGTCTACGCCGCTGCCGCGCTGGCGCTGACGACCACGCCGACGGATCTGGATCTGGCGGGTGGCGGCAACGTCAAGGATCCGGCGAGCCAGACGGATCAGACTTTCACCAAGTTGCACTGCGTCATCGTCCACAACACCGGCGAC